GGATGAGACCTTCCATAGATCAGGTACGCGGTGGGTTTACGTTAGGTCCTTATACCACGTACGTGTTAACGTGTAAACAAGTTTATGTCCAACCCATCGCGCTGACTTGCCGGACTTCTCGACGCTGCGTGCTCACATTGGTGCCGAAGGTCTCCCCGCCGTCCGCGTGCAGGCACAGGTACTGGAACGCGTCGGCAATGTCCGACCAGGGGTGACTTTTCTCGGGGGACTCGTCGGTCTCGCCCTTGGTGTTGATCTTGTAGCGGTATTTGCCGTTGAGAGCGAGTATCAGGGGTTGGGCGCCAGCTGGGCACAGCAGGACGCCCGCCTTGCCGTCGACGGTGCGGGTCAGGAACTTGTCCACGGCTGCCAAGCGTGCTGCGATGGAGTTGGTGCGGGCGAACTTGACGGTAAACCCCTCCGCCACGTACATGTCGCGCACGGTGCGCTCATCGGTCTGGGCACGCTGCATTGCCGCAGGGTCGATCACCACGACCGACTTGTATCCAGGGAACTTGTTTGCCAACAGTGGTTTGAGTTTCTCCCTGATGAACCTCAGCGCCCCCATGCTCTCGCTGATGAGCGCGTCATACACCACCACCCGCCCGTCGTACATGACCTGGCCGATCGTAGCGGCCGGCGAGAGTCCCGCATCCACCCCGATGATGAGCGGGCCACCGCTGCTTCCGACAGGCTTGATCTCCTCTGCTGCAACGTGCGTAGGCTTGTTGAACGCACGGAACACCGCCAACCCTGACAGCGACTTGCCGAGTTTGCCGTGAACGTAGATGTCGATCCACTCCTCGGTTTTACCCTCGCACAGGTTGCTGTAGTAGTCATCCGGCAGGTATCCCAGCCAGTCGGCCTCGGGCGCCATACCGCTGGGTTGGAACGTCACGCTCGCGTTGGCGGGTGGCTCCTGCACGAACTTGCCCCAGAACTCGTCCTCCCCCGGCGGGTTCGTCGCACCCCACAACTTGTGGATGGGCTTGCCGTTGTCGTCGACACACCCTACCCCGTTCATCGTCTTGTCGGGGTATCGTCCGAGTCGACCTGTCAGTGCGTTGAACACGTCAGGGCTGATCTCGCGGAACTCGTCCATGACCCCGAACGACAACTGAGTGGACAACAAACGGCGAGAATCTGCCGCGTCGTCGAGGCCGCGCATCAGCACCTCACACACGACATCGTCGAATTTCAGCACGAACTTGTTGTCGGTACGGTGGTAGTCGCCGGCCAGGCCTTCGGGAAACAACTTGAGCCAATCCGGCCAAGTGGAATCTTTTAGCATACCTGCCGTATTGCGGATGATGACCGCCCTCGAACGCCTTACGCCGTCGTGGCATTTGGCCACGCGCTTGGCCTCGTAGGCAACCTTCATAAGTGATGCTGTGGTTTTGCCCGAGCCGACTGGCCCGAGAATCAGGCTGATGAAGCTGTCCGACGTGAAAAACGGTACGGCCGACAGCGGGGGTTCATAGTCCATTCGAAGTTTTCTCAATAGCCTTAGCGTTTGCGCAGCGGGTTTTATGGCCCAATACCGCCCTGTTGTGCATCACCTCACCCGTCGTCACGGTAAGGGCCACTTCCACGTCCATACCCTGTTTGACCACGCGGCGCCAGAGTCTCTGGAAATTCTCGCCGGTGGCCCTTGCGATTTCACTGATAGTCAACATCTCGCCTCGAAACTCGATACGATTCAACCTGGCCTTACCGCCCCCGGCACGGAAAAACGCAACACTGTCCTCATGCGAATGCTTTTTCCTGTAGTCGTTGAAGCTCGCCCGGGTGGTCCCAAGCTCGTTGCACAGGTCAGTAAGTGTCATGGGCTTACCGTCAAGCTCGACCAACTTCCCCTGCCTTGCCACGCGCAATTCGTAGGTACCCTTTGCCCATTGGCCCTGGCCCGCAGTCGTAAGCGCCTCAGCAATGGTCCAGTTTTTCAAGCGGTGGTCAAGCGTCGTAGCTGTGATTCCGAGATCGGCCGCCCACTCCTGCCGTGATTTCGTCACACCGTTGAACGCGATCTGTTTCTGCAACTTGACGCTTGACGCGTTGATAGTCGCCGTCATTCGGTCGCGGTACTCATCGGTGGCCCATAACTCCTTCATCTTGGCGTTGGCTTTCGCAGTAATCGCGGCATGGTGTTCAGGGTCGCGCTGCAGTCGAGCTTTCGCCCCACGGCTTACGGTTTCCCTCTGGTTATCGGTCATCTTATAACCGAGGCTACTCCCTGCGATCTGTGCCAGGTTGTAGTCGGGCGCCAGGGTATCAATCCAAAACTGCTCCCGCTCGATGAGCCGGGCTGCGTCGCACTGTTCCACGATGTGGGCTGTGAATGCTTCGCTACCGTATTTCTTCCAGGCCGAACTCAAGTGCCGGTTGCAGTGGTCTCCGGTCGACAGTTGGCTTTTGTGGCAGGCGATCCTAGCTCGGAGGCTTTTCGCGCTGCCGACATAGAACTTCCAATTTTCGCGGTTGACGATGACGTAAATGCCCGCGGACTTTTCGCGCAAGTTCATTAAGCTCTCCTCAATATGCTTACATCATATCACAATATGAGTGGGGTGCTTAGCTTGCATTTCATTCGGCCTTACCTTCGATGGTGATGCCCGCACCCGGCTGCGAATTTGCCGGTAACACAATGTTGATCGAGAAGCCCGGCCCGTTGTCGCCCTTGCTGGTGTCCTTGATCTCGGTCAGGCCACCCATCTTGTTGAGCACCTGCTGAAACTCCAGGCGGTCCTTGGCGTTGGTCGCCGGGTGCTGCACTTTCAGGAACAGGTTGTGCAGATTGATCGCGGCCATGCTGCGGGCCACCGGCCGGAGCAGCTCAACGTTGTCCATCACCTCCTCCACCAGCTGGGGCGGTACCTGGGTGCTGCGATCGAGCGCGTCCTGGGGCTTGGTGACCGAAATGGGGAGGTCGTCTTGTGGGGCTTCCTGTGGGGCCGCTACGGAGGTTTTCTTGGGCAGGACGAATTCGTCGGGTTCGTCATCGAACTCGCCAGCCGTCAGAGCGGTGTTGGAGATGGGTTTGGTCATATGCTGCTTGTGTACCAGTAAACAGCTTGCGTGTCAAGTGGGGCGGGAGGTTTGAAATTTTTTGGAAATTTTTGGGATGTGTTTTAGGGGGGAGGGGTGCCTCTTTTTTAGGCAGTGTTGAAAATTTGACCTTGTGGTGTGAGCAATGGGTAAAACAGGTGGGGGGGTCGGAGGGCGCGCGGTCCCTATGGGGTGGTCAGGTGTCCATCATGTTTACACGTCGCCACCTATGTAATACTGATCTTTAACAAGCGAAGCAAGTGTAGCGCCATTTCACGGTTTTCTGTCAGTCTTGGCTGAGTAGTAGTAATGCAGCCCAAGCAGGGAAACTAAACCTGACCCCCGGGTTTGGGGGTACCCAGTTCGATCGTACATGGGTCAGGTTTAGTGGGATAACGAAGTGATAGCCGGAGCATCGGCGACAAATGGTAATCGCGGCTTGCAAGTACCTTGTTAAAGAAAAGTGTTATTGGTACCGTCCCACGCGCCCATAAGGGTATCCGCAAGGTTAGTGGCGCCATTGAAGTCGGATAGGAAAAGAGACCGCCCCGAATGTAGCGGACTTGGCAAGAGACACGCAGGTTTATTGGTGGCTGGAAGGATTGTGGGTTTCCCCTGCTCTTTGGACAGCCTAAAGGTAAACCGAGCCTAGATTACTGGAATTAGTGGACATAGAATCCATCGGTAATAGTCCTGGCCGCGCCTTACTTTAACAGACTCACGTTAGGGGCGCAAAAGACAAGATTCATAACGGTCTAACCCGTGCTAATTGTGGCGCGGCATGATCTACCCGTAGGCTTCCCAGGCTGGCGGGATGAATCTGGATAAGTCCTGATTCGCAGGGTTTATCCTCATTCACTTACTTAGGAGAATTTATCATGGCAAAAGCAATCAAAACCGCACAGACTTTCATGGACAAGGCAAGCGCGTTCAAGTTGGCCGATTCCATCCATCGCCGCGGCAAGGTACTAGATAGCGATATTCAGCGTGCCGCGGTGTCGGCAATCTGTTATTCCATTATCCACCGCGATAGCACCATTGGCGCGAAGCTGGTGGAATGCTTCCCGGCGGGCAGCCGCAAGGGCTGCTTGGTGGCCTATTTCGAACAGCACGGCAATTTCGAGTTTGATACCAAGGAAAAAGCGCTCAAGTTCCGCGATAACGATTGTGACGACGATATGTCCGTCCTGATCCAGGCGCTCGCCGAAAATCCCTGGTACGAAGCCAAGAAAGAGGTAATCGTGTCCGTATTCGCACCTGAGAACTATCTGGAGACCGTCGCCAACAAACTGGAGAAAAAGGGTTTCGTCGAACTGGCGAACGAAGTGCGCGGCACTCGCTCGGGTTACATCCTCAACCTGATCGAAGGTGTCGACGCGTCCCACAATGATGACGAAGCCGCCGAAGTTGAACCACAAATCCGCGCCGTCGCCTAAGCCTCAAATCCAGCCCATGCGAAAACGTGGGCTGCGTTGGATGTTTACCTGTCAACTTCACACATTAGCGCGCAACTAGCTCATAGCCTATACGAACAGCACTTTTGGGTGATTGAGCAAC